TTATTACCGTTTTAGGTTGCAAATGAGCATTATTATACCTGCTAAACCCGTAAGGAAGCGAGTCCCTTCTCTTTCTCATTCTAATTAATACAATGGGTTTTACATATCTGTTAACCCCATTCTCAAAACCCCAATTATGATTCAATTCTTTCAAAATGATTCATTAAGCTGATTTATATGTTTTTTTGTATTCATCTCTGTAAAATTCTATTTCTTTTTCACCTAAGTATTTTTCGACAATAGAACTATATAAATATGGCATTCTCTTTTGAATTTCTTCTATTAATTCAATACATGCCTCAATATATTCATGTGATATAGGTAATGGATCTAACATTCTTTCTATAGATTCATGAGAAAGATGATTTGCCAATGCATTTAATTTAGAAGATGCATTTAGATTTGTAATCATATTGCTATCAATGTTTTCTACACTGCATATTATTTCTAAAACTCTTCTAATATAATTACCTATGTCTTTTGTATTGGAACATTTCATCGATTTGATATAATTTGTAATTTTTTTTATATAAGATGAAAATGTGGCTAAACTTATTTTCTTTTTTTGTTTTTCAATTAAGGTTTTATTATTTTCCATTAATAAATGATAATAATCTAGCTTTTGACTATTCACAAATCTTTCATAAAGTAAAGCGCTATGTGTGAAAATTAAAATTTGACCAAATTTTATGTCTTTATTTTTGTATATAATTGAAAGTATTTTATCAAAACTTTCAATTACCGAAATGAAGCTATAGAATTTATCATAATCAGAGCTATCTACCGGATCATCAATTATTATTGTTTTTTGTATTAATTCTGCATTTGAACCTGCCGAGGCAAGAACTTCTGCTAGAAAATAGCTAAAACCGATTATTTTCCTTTCACCTGCACTAATTCTATACCCTTCTCTACTTATATCAAAATCGTTATCAAGTTTTAAAAATAAAAATGATTCTTGACTTAATTCATATTTTGTTATTCCCAAAATTCTTATTATCTGATTAAAAAAATCCGGTATTCTATTATTTGAAATCAATTTTGAAGTATTATCTATTTCTATTCTTAGTTTTGCGATTTCATCTGATAGCTCATTATGAGCTTCTCTTAAATTACTTTTTTCCCATAGCATATGCATTTGATTCTTAATGATTTTTTCACCGAGCGTACGCTTTAATCCACTTATTTTATTTATTTCTTCATTAATATCATTTATTTTTTTTACATGCTCAGAATAATTATTATTAATTTCGCTGACTTGTTTATCATATAAATCAAATAACCCATTAACCTCAAATGTTTTTCCCATGTTTCCAATTTTATTTTTCAATAATTCTATATAATTATCAATGGAATTTTCCTCAATTACAATCTCTTTTATTTCATCAGTCATAGAAAGTGCTTTGCTCTTTTCATTAATTGAAGGTATGATTATATTCCATTTCGAAATAAAATTTTCAAGGTCATTCTTTTTTTGTAAAAATAAATTAATAACATTTTGAATTTCATTAATGGTTTCATTATAATCTGAATTAAGATAGGAAAATAATTCTTTTATAATTGGATCATCTTCAGACTTTGGTGTTAAACAAAATGGGCAAATGTTTTTATTATCATTAAAAATTAAAATTCCATCTTCATAAAAACTCTTTTTCACAGATAGATATGTTTTATAAAATTCTTGAGTAATTTTCGGCTCTACATATACTTTTGATATAATATTGGTAATAGATTTCTTTATTTTTTCATCTAAATCTAAAAATGGAAAAGAATATCTTTGATGTTCATTAATTAATTCTGGTGGATTCGAAAGTTTATTTAGTTGTTCTCTTGCTTCAGGAAAAGCTTCACCAGGATTACTACTTTTTAAATAATTTTCCTTACAAATTATTTCTTGCGTTCTCGTTTGCTTAGCATATGTACTTTCAATTCTTGCCTCATTAACAGCTTTGTCTATCTCATCATTAATTTTTTTTAAAGCACTTTCTTTGTTTTGCCTGTCTTTGATCAAATTATCTCGTGTTACATTCTTTTGTCCAATTTTAATTTCTCTATCTTGAATTTTCAAAAAATCACCAATATTTTCATTCACATAATCTTCATTAAATATGAATATATCAGGTACTTCACCAGTTTCTGTTATTTTGTTATTTGCGGTATCAATAGATACAGTATAATTATCAATTTTTATATCCACAATCTTTGATGATGCTTCTTTGGAGAGCCTTGTACCAATATGATATACAATGGCTTTATCCTCATCCTTTTTCTTATTAGGTTCAAGTAGTTTGGTTTTTTTTATTTTTTCTATTTGTCGAAGAATTGCACATATTTGAGATTTTCCACTACCGTTCATTCCATGGATAACAGCGTCCATACTAGTAAATTCGTTTTGCTCATTAGAGAAATTTATGAGTGAACCATAGTTATTAATACTGATTTTCCGCATCTTGTTCTCTCAAAAAACATCCTAAAAGAAAGCTGTTTTTACATTAAATAATCAAGTAGTAAAAGTCAATATAGGTTACATAGTAAAAAATATATTAAAAATAGGGGGAAGTCTCCCCCTCGCTCCAGCCTTGCTCAACTATGCGTGGAGTTTTGCATAGTAAAAATCATAAAGATTTGCGGAGAGCCTACAGTTCGGAGCAAGTCTTACGCTACCCCCTCTGCGGGATACCCCGCAACACCCAAAGAGAAATATAAGGTAAAAATTGCTAACGCAATTTTATTTATTCTGGATGTGTATAGATTATCCCACAAATCAGGGGGTGTGATTTGTCCTCATTGGTGGTATGAGCGCGCCCCGTGCAGGGCGAGGGGCGCTACAGCCCATACCACCCAGACAAACCACCCCCCCTGCCTTCGGTGGGTTTTTGTTACAGGCGGCGGTTTCGGGTTTGCAGTCTCCCCTCATGTCCCTCGTGCTTAGCTATCGGGGGTTACTACATATCTGGGGGTTATTCCATGAATAACACAACCAACAAGCGGTTTTATACTCCGCAGTTTTCCGCACTGGCGTCCATATCGGTACGCCGCCTTGCATGGGCTATGGGTCTTTCCATGCCTGCAGCAATCAATATCATGGTCAGGCTTATGCCGTCCATTGTTAACCCCTCAAAAATCTGTCTGTTATGTAAAGACAAAACAAAATGTCAAAGTTGTTCTTTTTTAAACCAGCCAACAGCACAGCATGACCAAGACGCATTATCACAGTTTACTAAAAAGGAACAAGACGCATTACAAGCGGTTTTTTAGCTGTAACTTAACCCCGGCCTTGTACCGGGGTTATTAAAACCAAATCAAGCCGTCCGAGAAACCACCCCCGGATGGCAATAATACCATAATAAAAAATCCTTCCCTGATAATTTCAAAGAACATGATGATAGCCGCCCGACAACAAACAGGCAGCCTTAATTCTCTTTTCTTTCTGCTAACCGCTGGTGCCGCCGCCGCTTGCTGCCGCTTTAGTTTTCAAAACCAGAATATTATTTTTCGGCCTTGCAACCAAAATGCCGTCCCGCTTGCGGAAGCGAAGAAACAGTTCCCCATATTCAAGACTTTCTGTCGTTGCGTCAAACTTCTTGATTTCAATTCCCTTGCGGTTTCCGTGTTGAATACGGCGAGGGTTCATAAAAATTGCAAAAGGTTTATCCGCCCCGATGTCTGCAATCTGCGGGAGGATATTAACTTCATGATATGGGTACAAGTCCAATCGCCCCGGCATCGCCTCCGTTGGCCGCCGCCAAATCGGACGCCCTGTGGTATCCTCGATATTGGCAATATGATTGAGAACAGTTTCATTGAGGAACCAGCAGCAGTCTTTCCGTTCCTCTGCGGGGATTTTATACACAGCGTCCCGGAAATCTTTCCATGTTAAATCATTTATGGTAGAACCTTTGATTGCTACCTCTGTAACATCGGAGCAAGCCATAGCCCCGGTGAAGGGGTCATCATCGGCTAACAGACATTGACGGTCAAATTCCTGCCCGTAGACTTCGATAAACTCATCAATGAACATAGCGCCAAGGTCAACAAAAACATCTTCCTCAAATTCGTCATACCACGGAATATAACCCGCCAGCGTATACGCCTTAAGTTCGACCCGCTCCGCGCCCTTCGGTTTACTTCCTTGTATCTTTTGTCCGTAGGCGGTAAGCCAGTGCAGTTCAACCCCGCCTCGGTCTCTGGTAGGAAGGAAGATTGAAGGTCCCATCATCGGACGATGACGGACAAGGTTCATCATTACCGATTTCTTGGCGGCTTCGCTCATGATTTCCGTTTCATAAATCGGGTTGATAAGGTATTGTTCATTCGTAGCCATGTTCCCCATCGGATCCCCCAGGGCTGCCCGGTCAACTTTCCAGCCCTTTTCTCCCCATGAAACATCTTTTGGGTTTGTCCAGTTATCAGCCTTGAGGTTAGGCGAAAAAGACAAGTCCGCCAGGGCTTTATGGTTCCCGCCCCAGGCCGCCGCAATCCCCTTGCCGAGATTGTACAGCAGCTCCCTCCGTGTCAGTTCTTTGGGATATTTGACCTGTGTTTTCAGTTCATCCCGTAAACTCTTGATAGTCCCTTCCAGCGCCGCAATCTGCGTTGACTGGTTTGAGGTAACCGTTTCAAGGGTTTTCGCCATTTCTTCAAGGAGTATTTCTTTATCTTTGAAATACTCCGCCGCTTTAGCCGGATCAGAAAAACCGGAATTCTCGATTTTTTTCATGTCGGCTAATTTCTGTTTGATTGCTTTTAACAATTCGTCCATAGCTACTCCTGTAAATTATTTATCAGACCGTCCCAAAAAGTGGGATGGTTCAAATCCTGTGTTGTTTCGGTTTTTGCTGTTTCAGTGGTTTTTGCTAATGCGAACGGGTTAGCCGGAACATTGCAAATTGAAAACTCCAAAAGTTCCTGTTTTCGGAAAATAAGCGATGTTCCGTCCTGGGCTGTTGTCTTATCCGGTATTTCAATCTCGATAACACGGAACCCAACCGACCCGGCCCGGATAACTCCTGCCTTAACCCGCTGCCCGATAGACCAGCCGAAAGGGTCATAGCTCTTGTCGTTGAAGTACACAAGCCCGTGAAGCCCTTCATCATTAATGGTCAGCCCTTCAATCTTCCCAATTGCCGGAATGTCGTAACGGTGAGCCCATTCAACAACCGGATTGACCATGTACCGCTTGAAGTCCCAACCCTGCGGATCTATTCGTTCCCCAAAACGGTCAAGGTCAAATGTTGAAAGCGTCCAGGAGAAACCTTGTCCCGCTTCCACATCAGCGGTCAGACAAAAAGGAACAGAGGCAATCAGTTCAACATCACCCGCCACTTTTTGAATTCCCGCCGCTTCCTTTTTCAATCCAAGGAAATCCAATAAAGCCGAAGAAGTTTCAGCCCTGTATTCCCCGCTTTTCGTTCTTACAATCATTTAACCCTCCATATTGCTTTAGACGGCATATAAGACGCCGCTTGTAATTTTTTATCCGGTTTCGGGTTCAACATAAAGTCTTTTGGAAAAAAATGAATTTCTTCGAGCGATACAAACCCAAGATATAACGCCGCCCGGATTAGTTCATTGGAATTGCGTACATTCATCGTAGTAAAAATTTCCGTTTTGTGGTTATCAACCGTACTTCTTGAAATATGCAACACATCCGCTATATCCATATCCTTATAGCCGCAACAAATAAGCCGTATCACTTCGATATGTCTGTCAGTTATGTTCCCTGCCGGCATTGGATACTCCTTTCTCAAATCAATCCGTTCAATCACATCAGGGGAAATAAATTCCCTGCCTTTGCTAACTTCATCCAGGCCCTCATACCATTGGTCGATACCTTCAAAAGTAGTTACATACGAATTTATTCCATTCAAAATAAAATACATCGCAAGGTCGGCAGGATATTCACCTATACACAAAGCCGCCATTTTTACTTTTGGGAAGGTCAGCTTTAATTCTTTCATCAAAAAAGGAGTACAGCCTTGATAAAACCTGGCACCCATCATTACAAGGTTTGGTTTCGCATTACGAATAAGCGAATTGAGGGCGTCTTTTTCAAGAGCAGTCAGCGTGACATCGGAAAAGCCCAACGCCTCCAACCGCTTCTTGTAATGCGAATGATTTTTAACCGCACGGCTAATCATTAGCGTCCCTCCAGCCACTATTCCCCCTCTTTACCAGTAGGAGCGCAACCAGAAGTTGCGATAAAGCTGCGAGGTCTATACCAGACATCACCCCAGGGTTTTGTTTCTTTGCCCCGTTCTTTCAGCACATCGTTAATTGTTTTGATACCGGCATTTATTTCTTCAATGTCCCGTTTACTTTGAGCGTCCTCATTTTCCTGCAACTCCGGTATGTCCCATAAATCAAATCTCCCGGTCTCTTTCAGGTTGAACCGCATAAAGAAACTGCTTTCAAGAATCTGTTCAAATTGCCGTAATAGAGGAATAAGGGTATATTGCCAAAACGCCGAATGTTGCTCTTTGGTATCTTTACCGGATAGGGCAGTTGACTTGTCGGAAATGTTTGCAACACGAGGGGGAATTCCGAATTTGGCAAGAATGGTATAGAGATTCCAGCGTTTTAATTCAAAAAGCTTTACCACATCGGGATTAAAACTTAACGCTTCAAAACTGGTTCCCTTGCCAAGCACCGCAATCTTGCGTCCGGCTTTTACCTGTCCGTATTTACTTTCCCAACGCCGTTCCAATGCGTCAGCTTCTTCCGGCCTAAGTGTCTGGTCGGTTTTCAGTAAACCTTGCGGTATAGCATTATTCTTTAACAGGGTGGAGTTGGCTTTATTGGCGTAGTAGTCTTGCTCAAGTTCGAGAGCCAGAGAAACAAGAGGATTTACGCCCCGCAGAGGATTCCACGGGTTCCAATCCTTGAAATGGATTAACTCGTCAGAAAAGATAGGTACTAATTCGGCGCCGGCATGGTAATACCAGCGCCGCTTCTTATGTGAGAACTCACCCTGCATTTCCAACCCCTCTCCCTCAAGTTGGAGTTTTCTGGGGTTAAGAATATACAGTTGTTTAGGCAGCCCGCCGGAATAATCTGGCCCGAACCACCAAAACGCTTCTCCCTCTAAAAGCCACCATGCGGCGGTTTCCTTCCACAAATCATATCTGCTGAGGTGCTCATTGGGTCTGTGGAACAGGGAAAAGAGTGGACCGCTTTTTAACTCAACCCCATCTCTTTCGAGAACGAAATCCGCACGGGCAAAATTACGGATCAATATATTGATCGCAATGTTTACCCATGCGTTGCAAAGAAAGTTGTCGTTGAAGGGGTCTATATATAAGTTACTGATTTGGTCATCAATAGTCAATGAATTTTGAAAATTATTAAAAGTTTTTGCATTATTATTTTTCGATTGTCGCCGTGAGGCGATATTAGTACGCCAGTAGCTAGGTGATAATACCTTAAAGAAATTCATGCTAAAACCACCCCGTGCTGCACATCAGAAAATACAGCATACCGCAGAGCGTCCAGAAAATGGTCGTTTACTTTTACAATCTGCCCCGCTTCATCACGGCAATAGTCCCATATCTCTGAAAGTACTCCAGTACACTTTTCACACACAAAAAATTGATTACGTTCAATTTTGGCGTTAATGAAATCAATCCCACTATCAACAGAATTATTTGCTTTAATGCCGCCAGTTATTTCTTGTATGCGTTCCCCTCCAGCCGGATCACAATACACCGGAAGCCCCATGCCGTCAGGACAATCCAGCAAACCCCTTGCTGCAAGCTCCTCATTAAAACTCTGGGTAGTCATATTGAACGCCCCGTAATCACCCAGGACATAAATCACGTCACCAACCCAACCAATTTTCACGAAAGTAATATTGAGGCCGAAGTCTTGCCCTGCAGCGTAGCGGTCAAACTGCTTCGGCATATCGGCTATTTTAACAATCATCGTTTCATCAAATCGGTCGTATATAACACCTTCCGCTTTTACCCAAAGGCCATCACGGAAACGGGCTTTTTGTTTTTCCGGAAGTACATCCAGAATGTCGGCGATATAATCTTCCGGCAGGTTGTCCCGGTTATCCTCGGGATTAAGCAGCAGTGAAGTGTACAACTCCGCTTTCTCCAGCGGTTCACTGGTAAGAAAAGTCCGTTTCAACACGAAAATCTTGTATGCCCAATGCAAAGGAGAACCCGGATTGCAGTCGTAAAAGAACAGGTTCCGGCAGCCTTCTACTCGCATTGCCAGCCGTGAATAAGCCGTAGTAACAGCGGCATAACTTAACTGCGATATTTCGTTAAAATAAATCGTGTTGTACTCATGCCCAAGTATCTTGTCCGCTTGCTCCCTATCCCCCAAGCCGCCAATCCATATTTCAGAGCCATTGAAAAGGGTAATCATGCTCTCATGGGCAAGGTAGGTATAACCATTTTTCCCGACAGTATTATCAAGCCACGGAAACAAAGTCTCTCGTAGTACCGAAGACCGGGCATCCTTCGCCCGGTAACGGCATATTAAATGCCTGGAACCTGCAAACTTCAAAGCTCGGTAGATAATCGCCATCACCAATACAGTTGTCTTCCCGCTCCGGCTGCCGCCAAAAAGCAGGATATGTTTCGCCCCGCTTTTCAGCAACGCAAGCGCTTTTCTCTGTATTGATGTTGGCTTGAATACCACCGTTGTACCCATCATTCCCGCCTATAGTCCCTGAAAGTCAGGGGTAAAGGTTAATTCCCCTTGCTTCGGTTCCGGTTTACCGCTTGTAGTTACCAGTCCCGCCGCCTCACGTTCAGCCTT